ATTGGCGCCGATGACTTGATTTAGAATCTCGCCGTGTGTTTCTGGCTTTACTTCTAGCGTAGTCTCCAATTGACCTGCATCTAGCGCGCCAATAAAGGGCTTTGATAGCTCTGCAAGCTCAAGAGCGGAAGCTCTAACTTCAGCTAGTGATGTAGCAGTGGATAGCGCGATGGTTAATCGTGATATACCAATCAGGGCTAACAGTACGCCGTCTGCTGTTATGCCTAGCATGGATTCTGGGTCGGCTACGTTGGCGTAGATGACTTTGCGTAGGCTTTCACGTGCGGCTAATTTGTAGCCTTGCTCTACGATTTCATCAGAGGATACGGTCAACTCTTTGTCTTTTGGATATGCCGTGCCATTTATGATGGCGGGGGCTTTTAGTGTGACTTGTTTCATGGCTTATTTTCCTCGGTTACGCTTTAATTTCGATGATGCTGGCAATATCATAAATAATACTGGCGGTATCGGTATCGCCGATTATGTCGTGCTTGTAATCCACGCCCGTCGGTGACACTGAGTAGGTTGCAGTGATATGTCTGACGTTTTCATCGTCTGTTATGCTGGTTTCTATCACATCTGGCAGAATTCTTGTGGTGTTTACAAGCAGTGCTGGGTCAAACGTGTGATAAGTTGGGTTGAAACCGATCAACTCATACGATATACGAATATTGCCTGACCCGTGCTTTAATATTGAGCGATAAAGAAGGTCGGTTGCGGGTCTAAATGCGGTGATTTCTGATTGTGTTACATCTAGAATCGGCATAGCTGTTGCTGTACCTGTAAGCTTTAAACGGCATGGAGAATACGGTGGAAGACTTGAGAGACTGTTCATATTCTCAAGGGGTTGCCATGTGCCATTTATATCTACCTCTGTCTCTATTGTTGTGCCCTCTGGTATTTCTGCCAATAGGCTTTGCTTGGTCGAGCTTATGCCGCCTGAAAGCTCCAGCGCATTCATTTCTATTAAGATTTCTGGGGTTTGTCCAAAGTTTGCTGTGCGTAATGAGAAGCACCAATCTTTTGCGATATCTTGATCCCAGTACTGGGCATCTTGTGTTAAGAATAACCCGCCTGTGTTGTCTTGATTTGAGCTGATGTTGACCATGAAATTAGCATCTGCAACCACAACCAAGGCATAGGATTTATTGGCTTTGAGCATAACTGGTCTGTCAAAATCAATATTTACGTTTGATTGTGCCGCACCCTGGAGAAGATCTGCCGATCTAAATGTACCTATCGCGAGCGTTTTACTTAAATCTGGCGCGCCAAAACTACTCTCGACTAAAATAGCACGAGGATTCGCGGTGGCTTGGTAAGTCGTTGGGGCCTGACAATTGAGCAACATGCCTGTTAAAACTTTTGCACTGGGCACTTGAAAAGTTTGCGCCATCATACTGCCCGTTAAATCTGCTTGGGCTTGCAAGTATTTATAGGCATTAATATTGTTGTTACGATATGCCCACCAGCGCCAATAGTAGCCGTAGTAGTAACGATAAATATAGTAATAACGCCAATAGTAGCTAGTGTTTACCGCTGCGTGTGTGGTTACTGATAGATATGAATATCTTGAAACCCAGCGTTGGTCTATATCTTCTGTGTAGTTTGGCAGTAGCCAATCACCTATTCTAGCAGCGCCTGATGGAAATTTCCTATCCATGGTTAATACGGTGTAGCCGTCATACGGCATGCGGATTCCGCCTTCTACTTGCGCTCGGAACAACGGGTCTAGTGTGTCGCCGTCTGTGTTGTCTTTTAGATCAAGCGCATCCCAAAAGGGTGAGTTTTGTTGTATGCCGAGGCTTGATGCTAGCCTCTCTGACTCTTGCACTAACCCTCGTGAGATGGCTTCTACCAATTTTAGGCGGTCTGGTATATTTCCCGATGTAATAGCCTCTTGGAGTTTTGCGATGGTTGGCACTTGCACCGGTGTATCAAGATTAAAGGTGATATCGCCTTGTTCTGTGATTAGTTTTGGCAGATTCGACAATACTTCTATTGCAAGCTCACGATCTTGATTGATTGCGCTGATTAAATTTTCTAAGTCGGTTGGCATTTTAGGATGCTCCCATTTGTTTTAGTTTTTGATTCGTTGTATTTTGCATATCTTGTTGGTGCAGAGCCTGTGCGTTTAAGCCTGATAGATGGGTAATTGTGCGAAGCCAAAGCCCTGGATGCTCGCCATTTAGTCGCTCTAGTGCTTCGTTATAAACTGCATCTGCTATTTGCTGTACGTCTATTGGGGTATAACTGAAGGTTAGCTCTGAGATGTTCTCTTTTGAGAGAATCGCGTAAAAGTCGAAGCTAAAACCGATGCCCTTGGTTAGCCCGCCAACTTCTGGCTGGTATGCACCGTACGCGTATAGCGTGCCGTCTGTTAATAGTAGCCCTATTTCTCTTATTTGACCTTGCACATCGGGCGGGATTAACCCACGCAGGCGCATAGCAGTGTCGCTGATACGATCTACGCTGATGATGTCTGACTCGTGAAAAGTAGTTGTTAGTGCTGTGACGGTTATTGCATTGACGGGGTCGCCTGAGCCAAATGCAATTTTGTCAATTGCTGGAAAGGCTGTTCCTGCTGATAGTGCTTCTAGCTCTTTGTCTATGCCTGCTTGTGTGATTTGTAATAACATTATTTAAGCGACTTCCCTAAGTTCTGCAAAGGTTGCAATGATTGTTGGTGTTTTAAATCTCAATATCGCTGAGGCTTCGCTGGTGTCGTGAATATGTGCCACGGCTGAAACGTGCCGGCTATCAATGACGGGCGTTTTTTCATTGATAAGCAGGCTGGTGTGAATGCTAAGGCGCTTGTTGCTTTTTATGGTTTGCAATACGTCTTGAAAGTTTGCCGATGTTAGTAACCAATAGTCTGCGCCGAATGTGATTTCTGCTGTGCCTCTGCCGCCTAAGTAGTAGTTATCCGCATTAAACCACTCGACGACTTCTGCATCTTCTAGCCCTAGCAGTTTTAGCGATGACTCTATTCCTGCTAGTGTTCCTTTGATTTGATGCACTTTGAATGCATTGGCAACTATTTGACGCTTCATGTCGATATTCCAATCGTCATTCCATACGTCTATCGAGAAAGCCCAGGCCAACCATGGCAATAATGATTCTGGACAGAACATCGGGTCTAGCAATGCTCTAATTATTGATGCGTCGGTACGCTCGTATTTGTTTGCTAGTACGGCTTCTAAATCCATTTCTAGCGCGGTTCTATTGGGTGGCAATAGTGTGGGATTCGTTGGATTACTCATCTATATTGCCTCCGTCTGTGATATTTATTGCGCTACAAAAGGCAGCTTGCTGTGTGTTTACAACAACGGGCAGGTCTGGATTTGTAACGACGGCACGGTATACGCCTTGTTGATGCAGTGCGGACTTGATGCCTGAGTCGGTTATGCTGTGACCTATTCGCTCGGCTTGCTTTCTGTAGTCTGATATCGCCTGATCTACGGCTTGCAAGGTGGGAGCGTGTGATGGGCCACGGTAGAATATTAGCTCTGCGTTTAATTCATATTCAATAATTTCTGCGCTTTGTACGGTGAGTCTGTCACCCATCGGGCGGGTGGTTTTTTCGTTTAGCGCATCATTAACAATATCGATAAGTTCTTGAGTGGCTTGCCCGTTGCCTTCGTGCGACAAAATGGTTACGACGACTTCTGTTGGATTGGGGCTGTGGGCGTAGGCATCTTTTACTCGCCCGTCCGCGCTGAGGGCATGGTAGACGTATTCGCCTTCTGGCCCTGCTGTGCTTCTGGCTTCCATGCTTAGGATCATTCTTCTGCGTAGTGCGTCGTCTGATTCTAAAATGGCTTGCTCGGTTATTGTTGCTTCTACAATGGTGAGGCGTGTTACGCCGTATCGCGCGGCTATTTGTTCTAAATCAGATCCTACTGCATAGGCTGGCATTATTGCTAGGGCCGCCTCGTCTATGCGTTGGTGTAAGTGCATTTCTTGGTAGACATCTGCTTGCAGAATTCTGACTATCGGGTCTGATTCTAGCTCTAAATAATAGAGTTCTCTGTTCGCATCGGCTTCTACTCGGTAGTAGCTTCCTGAGTCATCACTGATGTATTGCGCGGGCAAAATTGTTGGTTGTTGATTTTCGTCCATTAACAACGGCTGACGACCCATAAACTGGTCTTTGCGGATTTGCCATAGCTCTTCGAATGTGTAGTTTTTAACGATGGCGGGCTTTGGTAGGCGTGATAGGTCGTTGAATGTGAATGCTGTCATTAGCTTACACCTCTTATGCCTAGCGGGAATGATAGCTCTACACTGCTAGTTTTCCCTGGGGACACCCAATCTAGAACGTCACCTGTAAGCGTGATCTCTAGATTTCCATTCATTGTGGCTTTGCTGGTGTTTACTCTGCTGACTCTGAATCGTGGCTCCCATTTCCTGAGTGCTTCTACTGTTGATGCAAATATTTGCATCATGAGCGTGTCATTCATTGGCTTGTCTATTAGTTCAAAAAGGGTTGAACCGTAATCGCGGCGCATGACGCGCGAGCCTTTGGGTGTCATTAATATGTCACGCACGGATTGACGTAGATGCTGCAGTGCATCTATTGACCTTCCTGTTTGTGCGTCGATTGCGTTCATTTATTAATTTATTTGCTCGTTTCTATTTTTTACTTATCTATTATTTAATTGGGGCCGCTGGTGTTATCTTCACCTGCTATTACGCCACCGTGAATATGATTGTGTAGGCTTGTTCCTTGCCCTATTACGTCGCCTTGGGCTGTTACTTTTCCGGTTATTTCCACGTTTCCGTCTATGCTTGTGTTTCCTTCGATGCTTACACCGCCTTTGCTGGTGATGCTGGTTGTTGCGTCGGCTGGTAGGCTGATGCTATAGCTATGTGCTTCTCTATCGTAGGTTATGCTTGCGCCGTCTTTGTAGTAGTTTCCGCTGATGTTTTCGTCGTTTCCGAAGGTTTCAAATTGTTCTTGATATAATGCGGGTAGTACCATTGCTTGTGCTAGATCACCGTTGGGTGATAGTAGTAATACTTGTTCGCCAACTTCTGGACACCACCACGTGGTGTCGTGGCTTGCTCTTGTGGTTAACCACGGCAACCAGTCTGTTGTTAGATTTTCATCTTCTGTGCCTGATTGGACGCGCACGAGTGCGTTGTCGGTGTCTAGCTCAACTATTGCGCCTTCTCTGACTACGTTTGCGAGCTTTCTTTCTAGCTCTGAAAGTCTACGTTCTACGTTTGCGTTCATTTGCATAGCTCTGGCTTTAGACCTTTTGCATAATGGGTTTTTCCATTTTTACGATAAGCTGTTAAGAAACGGCTGCGCGGTTTTCTACCAGGCTTTGCTATTTGTACGTGCAACCATGCGCCGTATTCGTAGATTATTTGATCAATGTTTTTTCCACAATTATCCATCATCCAATTAGCGGCGTATTCGAGTGACTTTTTTGAGTCTCTTACATCTGCGGCGCAGGCTTCCATGTGGTAGCTTGTGCTTGAACCACCAATTTTTGTGTTTAGCGCTTTGCAACGATAACCACTAGTTACCGTTACTGGGCTTTTGATGTGGTCTCGATATGGTTGCAGGACATTTGTGCAGAGTTTTTTGGCATTGATTCTTTCTGCTTTGCTCATTGTGTTTTTTATGCCCAGCCGTGCAGCTGTTCGGCTGTGAATGAATTCAGATTCTGGAAAATTTTTGCTTAGGTTTTTTGGCTGACTCATGCTAACTCCAGATGCTTAATAATTATGTCACTTACTGTTCGTTTATCGTTGTCTGATAGTCCTAATAGTTCTCGTTTTGCGAGGTCAAAGTAGCCTGTTTTATCGCCATTTTTGTATTTAATACGTTTACCAAACTGGTGGTTGCTGGCTACTTCGCTGGCCCTTCCATAAAATCCTATTTCGCCACTGTTTTCGGTAACATTTAGTTTTATTGATTTGCCTATTTTTTTAAACATTTTGCCTTTTTTGTTTTTTCTGGGCGCAAAATTTGAGCCATCGGGTGCTTTATTTGCCTTGATTCTTTGACGGTTTGACTTTCTTAGAAAGGTCATTATTTCGCGCATGGCTTTTTTTCTACCCACTGGGCTTAGATGGGTTAGCACTTTTAGTAGCCCTGCTGTTATTTGATCATCTACTAGCATGTGCTTGTGTCGTCTTTGCTTTTTGTTATTTTGTCGTCTATATCGAAGAAAATGTTAATATTGATGGTTTCGTTATTATTCCACTCAATGGTGTAATCCATCTCTAGGGTTTGTTTTTCTGTGTACATCCAGTAGATTAGCTGAAGCATTAGTTTGTTAATATCTCCACCAAAACCTTCTATATTTAGATGCATGACGTGTTCGTTGCGGATTATTGATTTCGAACTTTTATCGTGAAAGTTGAATTCTGGCTCTGGTGCATTCGGGTCTTGTAGGTATTGGTCTTCTTCTACTATTGTGCCTTTTACGCGACCGTGTGTGTCACCAAAACGGACTTGCTCGCTCTTTAGCTTTATCACTTTTTCGAGGTAGGCTTGAAGTCTTTGATGTCTTGGTGTCATGCCTTGACGTTTCATATTAAATCTACTGTTACGTTGTTATTTGAGTAGCCCAGCAAGTACATGACTGCGCTTCTTGATTCGTTCTCGTAGGCTTCTACGGCACTTATTTGCACATCCATTTTTGGAATTACATTTCTGGTGCTGTCGGTTGCCCGATATCTTTCTGCTATTAGGGCCATGGCTTTTGAGTAGACTGCTGTTTGATACATTAGCTCTAGCTCATAGTCATCACCCAGTTGTGTTTGGGGTACTTCTTGTAGTGTGTTTACATTTAATTCTTGCCATGCTTTTAGTTGATCTTTTAGTTGATGATTAATGAATAACGTGGCTTGTTTTAAGTAGTTTAAACGCTTTGTTTCGTTGTAAGTTTCGTCTGTTTGGTACCTATCTTGCATTTCTTGAAGTGTTAGATTTGGATAAAAGGGTAGGTTTATTACTTCTCCTGTTATCTGCTGTTCTTCTGTTGCAATGTAATCGGGTACTGGCATCGATTAATCTCACTTTTTTTGTTAAACAGCTCCCTAACATTTGATTGTGTTTTTTTAAACTATGGAGAGTTCATTTCACAATCAATTGAAAGGGTGCTGCCTCGGGGAGGAGCTGGGTTTTAAATATTGGGTGGCCTGTTGCTATTAGGTTTAGCTTGGTGGCTTGTTAAGATGATGTGCATCGGCTCTCGTTTTGTTTTGACGTTATAAGTATTTTTCGGTGTGATTCCACTTGATCCTGCACCTATTTTCGCCATGGCTTTGTTTTTTTGGATACCGTGGTTGTTATCAATAGCAACTGTTTCAATGCTTTCTGTGCCTTTTGCTTCTTTGCGAGAGTTGATTACAAAAACTAGCTCTGAGACTTTGGCGCTTGTTGCGGTATTAGCAATATACTGACTTGCGGTGATGTGCGTTGCAGTAGTTGCTGTTGCAGGGTTGTCGGCATGGCTTAATGTCATTGTTGTGATGGCTAGTGTCACCATTGCTAATAGCATTGGTTTTCTTTTAAATAACTTCATGGTTTTATCTCTCTTTTTGTTTAGGATTTGGTTTATAACTATTTATTCGTCTGAATCTTGATTTCCTGAATCTTCGGTGTTTTCTGGTTTTACGGTCTTAGTTTCAGTTTCAGTTTCAGTTTCAGTTTTTTCTTCTGTCTCTGG